CGCTATGGCGGGTAGGCACAAGCCCAAGTGCAGGCGGTGCAGGTAGTGCGGCCCCCGGTGGACGTGCGCCAACATCTGCCACGACAGGCGCAATGAAATTCAACAACCCTGCGTCGGGAACGCTGCATCTTATCGGCGCTGACTTCTCGGCAAGTGTCGTGAATAACGCGGTTATGTTATACGACCGCATCTTTGACGTTGCCAAGACAATGAACAGCACAGCGACGGAGGCGGTAACGGGCGTCCCTACGCGGTATCAATCGACCACGGTAACGGACCCTGATTACATCGGCGGCAACTTCCTGTTTATCGAGGTAGGCAGCCCGGCCCTTGCAGCAACAGCGCATAACTGGACCACCTGCACATATCTGGACCAAGCCAACGCGGCTTCGACCTTGCCAAGCGTAACGGGTAACAGTGGCGCAATTGTCGACCGTTTCGATATGCCGCTCAATACATGGTTCTGCCCATTGGAAGCAGGGGACAGTGGCATCAAGGCGCTAACGCAAATGCAATGCTCGGCAGCGGTGGCGACAGGCGCGGTAAACTTTGTTATTGGTCACACAATCGGCATCATGGCAATGCCTGTTGCAAGCCCACTCTTGCCGCAGTCTTGGTTATCCGGCACGGACATTACACCACGCATCTTTGACAATGCCTGCCTTGCCCTATTTGAATTGCCCAAGCCTACATCAACGGCAACAACTTACAGCGGGGTTATCAACGTCTGCAACGCGGCTCCGTAAATGCGCTTCTGGAAAGTCTCATTCAAAGGGTGGGGCGCATCCGATAGCATAAGCCGTCTATTTACGATTGGTTCGGTAGCAGGGACGCAAAGCCCTGCCTTTCCTAACCTGCCTATATCGGTTGCGGTAACTGGTGGTTATACAATGGTGGCCTCTGCCGCCTCTTTTGCACTAACCGGAACCGCAGCGGGATTAAAGGCAGGCCGCAAGCTAACGGCCAATGCGGGGAGTTTTACATTAACCGGAACGGCTGTTGCTTTACGGCGCGGCTATTCAATGGGTGCAAGCGCTGGCACGTTCACGCTGACAGGCACAGCGGCAGGATTAAAGGCAAGCAGGAAGCTAGTAGCTGCATCAGCGTCTTATGCGCTGGCAGGCTCCACGGTAGCCCTGAAGGCAGGTAGAAAGCTAACAGCAGGTGCAGGGGCATTTACGCTCACTGGCCTAGACGTCACATTAACATACGCAACCGGCTACACGATGACAGCCGGTGCCGCGACATTTGTTCTAACGGGTGCAAACGTAGCCCTAAAGCGCGCTGCGAAATTAACGGCTGGTGCTGGTTCGTTTGCATTGACGGGCGATGATGTAACGCTAACTTATACGCAGCTAGACCAAACGATCCGCGTAGTATCAGGCAACTGGAACGAACTTAAAGCCGCAACGTCAAGCGACTGGGACGAAGCAACCAGCGCCACAAGCGGCAATTGGCTGACAGGCGCATCAATAGCATCTGGCACAAGAGGCCAAGGCATAACGGTAAATTCAGGAAACTGGACAGGAATATAACATGGCACTAAACGTATCATACTTCACAGGCGCAGACATCGGCACAGGCCAATGCTATGGCGGCCTGCTTTCATCGGTAGCCTACACAGTAACAGGCTCAAGCGCATCTGTCGGCACAATCCCCGCAGGAGGTGCTGGCATCGCACGGCTAAAGGCAGGAGAGACTTGCCGCGTGTCCAACAACGGAAAGCCAGCAGCAACAACTAACGGCATATATCTGGCAGCCGGTGACATCATCGATATTGAGTTGCTTGACGGCGTTGCTATTCAAGCGATTACGGCGTAGGTTTAAAGCCAGTGTCCGAAAGCGAAAATACGCAACAAAAACGCGTTATCGGCAGACCTTTTCAGCCGGGTAATCCCGGCAAGCCCAAAGGCGCAAAGCATCGCCTGCAAGAAGACTTCGTTAAGGACGTGCAAGCGGCATGGACAGAAAAGGGCAAGAAAGCGATCACGATGATGATTGCAGATAAGCCGGGGGACTTTGTGAAGATGGTAGCCAGCTTGATGCCCAAGGACGTGACGCTCAACATAAACGACAACAGCGAGATGACGGATGACGAACTTACAAGGCGCATCCGAGACCTTGCCGCGCAACTATCTCCTTTCCTGCTTGACGGAACTGGAGACACTGCAACGGGAGTTGACAACGCGGCAGGCTCGGAAAAGTCTGCTATCGTTCACTGAATACACTAATCCAGCTTATCGGGGGGCCAATCATCACAGGTTGATTGCAGATAAGCTAGAGGCGGTCGAACGGGGTGAAATAGACCGCCTCATGATATTCATGCCACCAAGGCACGGGAAGTCGGAACTTGCATCAAAGCGCTTTCCGGCATGGTGCTTGGGCAGGCAGCCGAAAAGACAGATTATTGCAGCGAGTTACAACAGTGATCTAGCCAATGACTTTGGCCGCAACGTGCGTAACATTGTTGCAGAGCCTGAATTTGGGCAAGTGTTCCCGAATGTCGGTCTGGCACCTGACAGCCAAGCGGCTAACAGGATGAATACGAACCACGGCGGAACTTATGTTGCGGCGGGTGTTGGCACGGCGGTAACAGGTCGCGGTGCTGACATTGCATTGATTGATGACCCGTTCAAAGACCGCGAGGAAGCGGACAGTGAGCGCAGGCGGGATGTTGTTTGGGACTGGTATAGATCGACACTGTTTACCCGGTTAATGCCGGGTGGTGCTGTTGTTCTTATCCAAACCCGTTGGCATGAAGATGACTTAGCAGGAAGGCTACTAGAGGCTGAAGGCGATCAATGGGAGGTTTTGGACCTGCCAGCGATTAACAAGGCTGGCGAGGCTTTGTGGCCTGAATGGTATGACCTGAAGGCATTAAACAGGATTAAGGACACAATCGGGCAGCGTGAATGGTCTGCGCTTTACCAGCAGCAACCGCAGCCTGATGACGGCACGTATTTCCAACGGGCATGGTTCAAGGAATGGGACAAGCTACCAGACGTTCATTACTACGGCACAAGCGATTACGCGGTCACAGATGGCGGCGGTGATTACACCGTGCATCGCATTTGGGGCATCGACAGCAAGGGCGAGATTTACCGCGTTGATGGCTGGCGCGGACAAACGACAAGCGACGTCTGGATTGAGGAAAAGCTAAACCTGATAGCCAAATACAAGCCGCTTTGCTGGTTTGGTGAAGGCGGCGTTATACAGAAGGCAATCGAGCCTATGCTGAAACGTCGGATGCTGGAGCGAGGTATCTTTTGCCGTGTTGAGTGGCTGTCATCTGTAAGTGACAAGCCGACGCGGGCAAGAAGCTTTCAGGCAATGGCAGCAAGTGGACGTGTGCACTTCGAGAAAGGTGCAGACCTTGGGGAGCATCTGGTTTTCCCCGCTGGCAAGAATGACGATGATGTAGACTGCTCCAGCCTGATAGGCAGGGCAATAGACCAAGCGCACCCTGCTATTGTGCAGGTGCAACAACAAAACACACGCAGGCTTGATTATGGGTATAGCGAAGAAACCGAAGATAACTGGAAAACGGTTTAGGGGGTTTGATGATTGAACTAACTGACCGCGGAAACAATGTTGCTGCAAGATTTTGGGCTAAGGTCGAAGTTCGTGGCGAAGATGAGTGCTGGCCATGGGTTGCGAAGGCTAAGACGTATTGGGGTTATGGTGTCATCCGTATTTCCCCTGAGTATGGCAATGAAGGCGCGCATAGAGTGTCTTATATGCTGACCAATGGCGGCGCGATCCCAAAGGGAATGTTTGTCATGCACAAATGCGACAACCCAGCTTGCTGCAATCCGGCGCATTTAAGCCTTGGCACACCTCTTGATAATATGCGCGACATGGCAGAAAAAGGTCGGAGAGTGAACGCTCCCCACATTGGCGAGAATAATGGCAGGGCAAAGCTTAAACTGAGTGATGTTGAGTTCATCCGCAGAAATGATCTTTCCACTAGCGAAATAGTAAAACGTTACGGGATTAACAAGGCTACGGCATACGCTGTCCGTTCTGGCCGTTCTTGGAGAATTGCAGCATGATAGATGCAGTCCCATTAACTGAAAGAATTAGGCGTTTCGAAGAGGCAGAACAGGCCAGCCAAGATGGCCGCCGTGAAGCTGAAAAGGCGCGTGATTATTATGATGGCCGACAGCTAACAGCGGATGAGCTGAAGGCATTGAAAGGCCGCAAGCAACCGCCTGTCATTGAAAACCTTATACAGCCAAAGATTGACTATCTGTGTGGTTTGGAACGCCAGACCCGCACTGACCCTAAAGCCTATCCACGCACGGCAGCACATGAAGACGATGCCAATGCGGTAACGGATGCCCTGCGCTATGTGGCAGATGACCAGCGCGTTGATATTAAGCGTTCGGCTGTCTTCCAGAATATGTTGATCGAGGGCTATGGTGGTATTGAGGTAGGCGCAAAGCGTGTGCGTAACGCCATTGACCCAAGTGTGTTGCATATATCATGGGACCGCCTTTTCTACGATCCACATAGCTGCAAGCCGGACTTTAGCGATGCGGAGTATTTGGGCTTTATTACATGGATGGACGCTGCAACCGCAAAGGCAGACTATCCTAATGCGGCAAGTATCATTGACCAGACCGTAGCCAAACCAACCGGCGCTGCGTATGAAACCTATGACGACAAGCCACGCTGGACCTATTGGGCAGACGCAGCGCGCAACCGAATCCGTATCGTGACGATGTATTGCCGCAAAGGTGGCATCTGGTATCGCTCTGTCTTCACACTTGCAGGGGACTTGGAAGAGACAGGCCCAAGCCCTTGGCTGGACGAAGACGGCAACCCTGAATGTGGCCTTATCATGCAGTCGGCCTATGTCGATCGTGACAATGACCGCTATGGTCCTGTGCGCAACTGGGTGACGCTGCAAGACGAGGTTAACAAGCGGCGTTCCAAGTTCCTGCACCTTGCCAACAGCAGGCAGGTTCGCATCGGCTTGGCGCACGGCAAGAACGCTGAGGCCATCCGCAAGGAATTATCTAAGCCTGACGGTGTTGTCGTTGCTGAGAATGGCGAGATTGAGGTAATACCAACAGGCGATATGTCTGCCGGTCACTTCAACTTGCTGGCAGAGGCAAAGCAGGCAATCCAGCTAACCGGACCTAATGCCACGATGCAGGGCAAGGCCAGCCAAGACCAATCGGGCCGCGCTATTCTTGCATTGCAGCAAGGCGGGATGACCGAAATGGCGCCTCTGCTTGACAACCTGCGTGACTTTAATATTCGGATGTTCCGCGCAATCTGGAACAGGATTAAGCAATTCTGGACCGAAGAGCGTTGGGTGCGTGTGACGGATGACGAGAAAAACGCACGGTTTGTAGGCGTCAACACGACAAAGGGCAGCCTTGCCGCAGCAAAGCTACTGGAAGCCGTCAAGTCTGGCGAAATAGACCAACAGACCGCGCAGCAATATGCGATGCAGTTACAGTCTGACCCGTCCATGAAGGAACCTGCCAACAGTCTGGCAGAGATGGACGTTGATATACAGATTGACGAGGTAGCAGACGCGCCAACCTTGCAGATTGAGCAGTTTGAACAGTTGGTGAAACTAGCGCCTATGACACCACCACAATATCTGCCGACGATGTTCGAGTTGATGATTGAGGCGTCCAGCTTGCGCAATAAGGACAAGCTGCGCGAGATTATGGAACAGGCCAAGCAGCCCAAGGAACCCGATCCTATGCAGCAATTGCAGGTCGAGGGTGCTGTGGCTGAGGTAGACAAGACAAAGAGCGAGGCGATGCGCAATTATGCTGACGCAGAGGCCAAGAAGGCTGGCATTGAACGCGAAGCCTTCCAGATGGGTGCGCAAATAGCCGCCTAAGTAATTCACAGCGCATAGCTGTTTATCGGGTCGCCGCCGTTCGGGCGTTAAGCAGGTCGCCGCTGTTATCGGGCGTGAAGGTGAAACAATGGACGAATTGGACAACATTCTAAACGACGAACCAACGCAAGCAGTCGAAGTTGTAGAGGCCCCTCAAGTAGAGGAACAGCCACGTCAACCCGACGGCAAATTTGCACCGAAGGGCGAACCAGAGAGCGCGTCGCCTGCGCCTGTCGAAGAACCAGCATTGGAGCACCCCGCATTGATTGGGGAGCGCCGCCGCCGTCAGGAAGCGGAGGCGGAACGTGAACGACTATCCAAGGAACTGGAAGCACTGCGCAATCCACCTGCACCACCTCCATCGGTGTTTGAGGATGAGCAGGGATGGCAACAGCATTTTGGCAGCGAGGTAATTAACACGGCGGTTCAACAGGCCACGTTTAATTCCAAGCTTGATATGTCCGAGATGATGGTTCGCCAAGCCAACGCTGACTTTGAGGAAATGAAGGCCGCCTTTTTGGAATTGGCCGACCAGAACCCCTCATTGCGCCAACAGGCACTCCAAGACCCGCACCCGTGGAACAAGGCGTATCAAATCGCCAAGAGCCATAAGGCAATGCAGGACTTGGCCGCTGTTGATGTGGATGACTTGCGAGAGAAAATTCGCGCTGAGATAACCGCAGAATTGGGCAATCGTCCCGCTGCAACCCCAACCCTTCCTAATTCGCTGGCGGACTCGCAAAGTTCACGGGCAACAGCCGCTGCTGCTTTTCAGCCGCCTACACTTGAAGACATATTGGGCAGATAGCCCGGAGATAAGACATGGCATTTACTACTGTAACTGCGGCAAATGTGGAAGAAGTCTGGGATGCAGACTTTTTCAAGGCATACGTCCGCGCAAACCGCTTCAAGCGGTATATGGGCACCACTGAGAACAGCATCATTCAGACCCGCGCTGATTTGACGAAGAAGGCCGGTGACGGTATCACTCTTCCTCTCATCACCGAACTGGTTGGCGCTGGCCAGACCGGCAACGGTTTGCTGGAAGGCAACGAAGAAGCCTTGGGCAACTACGGCCACAAGATTGAAGTTTCCACCATCCGCCACGCTGTCGCTGTCACTGACAATGACCAACAATTCACCGGCATCCCGCTGCGTGATGCGGGCAAGGAAATGCTTAAGCTGTGGTTCATGAACAAGATGCGCAATGACATCATCAGCGCATTGGGTTCAATCAGCACTGGCGTCGGCACTTCGGTGACCTACGGCGCTGCATCTGCTGGCCAGCGTAACGCATGGCTTGTCGCCAACGCTGACCGCATCTTGTTTGGTGACGGTTCGGTCGGTGCTTACACCACGCTTGCAACTGATATTGCCGCTGTAACGGCTGCAATGAAGTTGACCAAGGAAGTCGTTAGCCGTGCCAAGGCCCGTGCTGAAGCGGCTTCACCAAAAATTCGCCCTGTTATTGTGGGTGAAGACAGCGAAAACTTCGTTATGTTTGCTGATGCCCGTGCTTTCCGCGATCTGAAGGCCGACCTCGGCACTTCGTTGCAGAACGCGCAAGAGCGTGGCGATGAAAACCCGCTATGGCGTGACGGTGACCTGATGTGGGATGGCGTTGTCATCCGCAAAATTCAGGAAATTGCCACCTTGGGCGCTGTCGGTGCCTCGTCTGCTCTCATCTCGCCTTACTACCTGTGCGGTGCGCAGGCATTGGGCGTTGCATGGGCGCAGATGACCAAATCCACCACGGACACCCGTGACTACGGATTTGTCAAAGGCGTCGGCGTTCACGAAATGCGCGGCGTTGAGAAGCTGGTTTTCAATGGCAAGGATCATGGTGTTTTCACCGGCTTTGTCGGCGCAACTGCACTTTAATAAGGGGCGGGGCGGCTTTCGGGTCGCCCCATTCATTAGGGGAATGATATGACAACCTGCCGCGATATTATCACCCTTGCGCTACGGCAGGCCCGCATCGTGGGTATTGGCCGCACACCACGCGCCAATGAAGCAGAGGAAGGCATGGCCGCCCTGCAATCGCTTTACGATAGTATGTTTTCACACGGCCCACTTGGCCCGTTTACTGAAGTTTACGCGACCGAAGATTATACCGCTGGCGAAGATGAGCGGATAATTGCTGACAACGCGACTATAACCATTCCAGACACCATTGACGTATATGGCGCGACGCCACGCACACCGACTGATTTAGCCGCTGTTGTTGTCATCACGGACACGACGCGCCTGCAATATGTTTTCTCGCTTGGTCGGTGGGAAGTCTGCCACGGCTTGACGCTGGATGATACCGCGCCACTGGCAGAGCGCGACAAGGTTGGATTGGCAGCATTGCTAGCCAAGGAATATGCCGAAATGTT